CGCTCGGCGACGCCCGCGAATCGCTCGCTAAAGGCCTCACGGTTCGTGACAATGATGCCCTGCAGGCGATTGGCCATCGCGCTCACTGTCGGCACGAGAATCGAGCCGATCGTGCGACCGACGGAGGAAATCACCATCCGGAGATTGGTGAGATCGTCCGTGAGCTTTGCGGCCGCCGCCGTGTCTTCGTCCGACATGATGATGCCGAGAGCGCGAGCTTCTGCGGCCATCTTGTCGAGACCCTCAGCACCTTCGGTGAGAGCAGGCAGGATCTTGCGACCGCTCTCGCCCATCGCGGCCATCGCCATCTTGGCACGCAAAGCCGGATCTTCGTTGCGCTTGAGCGCGTCCGAAAATTCCCTGAAGAGGACTTCTGTCTTCTTGACGTCGCCGTTGGCGTCACGCACGCTGATGCCGAGCTTCTCGAAAAGCGTGAAGGCATCAGAGCTCGTGTCGAGCCCGTTGGCAATCTCTGTGACGTGCTCGGAAAAGTCCTTGAGCGCGTCCTCGAGGTCCTCAGGCGCGGCACCAGCACGCGTAGCAGCGTAGCTCCACTCCTGCAGGCGCTCGGAAGACAGACCGCATCGAGCGGCCATCTTGTCGAAAGCGTCGCCTGTGGACGCGAAGTCACTGATGCTTTGCTGAAGCGAAAAGCCGACAGAAGAGGCGGCCGCGAGAAGCGGACCGGAGAGCTTCTCGCCGAGCTCCTTGGCCTTGTCCCCAACGTCCTTCATTGACGAGGAGAAAAGCGCCATCTGGCGCTTGAGGCTCTTGAAGTCGGTCGATTCGACGATCTTCTTCAGGCCCGTCCACTTTTTTGAAAAAGCCTGGATGACCGGCGCGGCAGTGTCGCGCACGGCCAGTACTGCTGTCAGGCGAAAATCCTTACCTGCCATCTAGCTCCTCCTGGATGCGATTCCACTGCGCCGTGTAAACAGACAGTTCAGAAAGCGGCATCTGAAGAAAGCTCTCCGGGGAGAGCTTCCAACAGTACGCCAGATCGAAGCAGCGCTCGATCAGATCGCTCAGATCGTCTGCGCCGAATCGCCGAAAAAACCCACGACCGTCCAAGTGAGGGCCGTGAAGTCGCTGACGGCGAGCTTGTCAACCGCGCTCGGCGGAATCTTGCCGAGCTTCGAGACATAGGCCGCGCAGATCTTCGTGATCGGCTGGGGCATGCCGCTCTCCGTGAGAGAGAACGGCAAGCCAAGCTCACGCACCATCTTCGTCGTCGGCTCTGCGAGCTCGAGCTCAGTGATGCTCTCGCCCGCGTGCTCGATCGGAGTCTTGAGCGTGTAGATCATGCGAGATCTCCGTCAAGACCCTCGAAGCGAAGAGAGACCGTGCCGTCAACGGGCTTGAAGGCCGCGTCGCCGACGAGATACGCGTCGCTCAGCGTATAGACCATGCCATTCGCGCACTCGGCGGTGATGGTCATCGCCTCAGACTCGACGAGGGTGCTCGTCGGGAAGTCAGCGGTCACGATGAAGTCGCCCGCGATGTACGGAACGTTGACCGTCTCCTTGAAGCCGACGGGGCCGCCGGTCGAGGACATGCTCTCGCGAGTGACCTTGGCCATCGGGAACTCGAGGTTGCCCTGGAGCTCGAGCTGCTGACCGTCAACCTTGACGTAGCAGGTGCCTGCAATTTTCTTACCCATGGTTTACTCCTCGCTGTACTGCAGACGGAACTGGTTGAGGAGCGCGAAGATCCTCAGCTGATTGACGTAGTCGGGCGGGAACAGGACGTCAAGGCGGTTCGGATTGTCCGCGTTGCGCTCGACGATCAGATGCGCCTTGAAGAGGTCGCGGTTCTCGCAGATGCCCTTGAGCTCGAGGCGCGCGTACTCGGCGACAAGCTCGCCCTTGATGACGGACGGCGTCACGATGGCCTGACCGGCACCGTAGCGCGTGCCATCATCGGCAAGCTTGTGACGAGCGTACTTGGACGTGATGATGCTCTTGAGCCTGCGCAGGATGTACGCAGACGTGTGAAGCGTCTCAGAGTCGAGATACGAAGCGTCCGCGTCGCCCATGCTGTTGCGCTGGTACGTCGTGACAGCACGTTCAATCTGCACCGTGCCGCTCACCGTCGTGAGCGTGGCGATGCCGGACTCAAGGAGCGTCTGACGCTCAGTGAGGATGAAGCGCTTGCCGACCGGAGAGGCCATCACGCCCGTGAGGGCACCAGTCTGCGTCGGACGAGCCGGATCGGCACTGATGAAGACGGCCGTGCGAGCCAGGTAGGCAGCGAGGACTTCTTCGACGGCGGTCGGCATGGCAGGCTCAACGCCCACGATGGTCGCGTGCTGATCGTTGCGGGCCGTGCCGAAGCTCTTCAGGGTGTTGATGTCGCCACGCTTTGCGGTGTAGACGTGACCGAAGAGCATGCGGTACGGGGACCAACGGCCAGACGTGTCGTTCATCTCGGTCTGGAAGGCGTCGAGGACGGCCGTGTCGGCGTAAGGACAGCCAATGAAGTCGTAGGCTTCATCGCCCATCGCCTTGATCGCATCCGCAACTTCCGGATCGACAGTGCCGCCGTTCATCGCGGTGATCTTAACTGAGATGCCGGCAGGCATCGCTTCGCCGTTAATCATGCCGCGGAGGTTGACGCCGAGCTGAATGCCGTTGCCGACAGTGCCCTTGGTCTTGGCTGTGAAGGTCACGACGCCGGAGACGGCACCAGCAGTCACGGGGAGATCCTTCTTGAGAGAGATCGCGTCGGAGAGAGCGGTCGCAACCGTCTCGCCCGCGTCGCCCGTCTTGACAGCGACCTGAATGCGTTCGCCGCCGACATAGAAAGACAGGGTGCCGGCTTCAAGAGCCTCACCCTTCACCTCGGCCTTGCCGGTGGCAGCGCCTGCGGACAGACCGTCCTTGACCGGGATGCAGACGAGCTGACCGAAGCTATCGACCGTGCGATAAGCCTCGACCATGCGTGCCAGCATCGAGCCGCGACCAAAGAGCTTCTTGGCCATAGCCGCAGTCGATACCGTCACGGGGACACCGACTTCGGCAGTGCCGTCAAGCATCTGCCCGATGAGCAGAGACTTGGACTCGTCCGTCGGCGTGGCCGCCGCGCTGTTGTCCATCTCGGCATAAAAAAGCGGCACTCGGATGCCGCTCGGAATCGTGTTAAAGCTAACGCTCATAAGTATTCACCTCTATATGGCCTTCCAATATCCCGTCAGGCTCGCCCTTGGTGGTTGATGGATCGATGCAGTCGACATCGATGTCCGCGCCTTCGAGTTCGGGCAGGGCATTGAGTTCGACTTCTTGGTACGTGTCGCTCGTGTCGAGATAAGTCTCGAAAGAGAACTCGAGCTGGTACGCCGCGCGGGCGTCGTCCATGTAGATCAGAGAGCCCCCCTCGAAGATGATTGGACCGTGCTCGTCGCGCGGTCGCATCGTCCAGGAGAGGATGCCCTTGAAGACCTCCGGCTTGAGAAGCTCGATCCACCTTCCTGCGTCCTGACCTCGCTCGTCCGCATAGTTCGAGACGAGCAGGATCACCCCGAAGACGTTCGTCACGGTTTGGTAGTAGCCGACCGCGTCATCCATCGGGCCCGCGTCTTCCCTGAGAGGGACGACGTAGGCTGCAGGAAGCGGAGGCGACTCGTCTTCAGTGAGTCCCGCCCACTGAGCCGCGCCAGCAACGCGCGTGCCGAATGTCGGACAACGCACTCGAAGCGCTTTGATGATTGGGTCAAGAGTCATGTCTCACTCACTTGATCGCGTCGCCCAGCGCATCGAAGATCTGGTCTTGCAGAGCCTTCGACTTCTCTTGAGCGGCTTCTGGGATGAAGTTTTTGCGGGGCGCAGCGACCTTGACGCCGCCACGAGCCTTGTGCTTGCGCGCCTGATCTGCCGTCTCGGTGCCCGGGCCTCGATGGCCATAGACCACAAAGGCGGGGTAGTACACGGGCATATTGCTTGTCTTGGTCGGGTAGACCGCAACCGAGTAGCCCGACTTGGAGACCTTGGTCCGGATCGACCTCGACATCTCGCCCGTCTGACGGCCCGGAAACTGACCCGCTTCAGAAACAGCACGACGACTGATCTTCTTGCGGGCAAGTTTGCGGACCTCGTTGCCCGCCTTGCGGAGAGCAACTTTCAGCGGCTTCGGGTCGTAGTCAATTGCCTTGAAGCCAGGATCTACGCGGCATGCTACAAGCATCGGTCTTTTCCTCCACATCAAGCACAGTGAAACGGTCAAGACCGCCAAGATCAGCTACACGACGAAGGCGATAAATCACGCCTTCGATCATCAGCTCGGTCACGCCCTTGAAGTCTCGAGGACCAGTGCGACCGGGCATCGAGCGAACAATCACACGATGCGTCACACCGGACTCGATTTGCTTCGAGCCGAAGTAGATGCAGGATCCGACCGGTTCAAGCCTCCCCCACACGACATCTTCGCGAACAGACGCTTTGGAAAAACCGAGGCGTTCGTCAGGCACAGACATCGTGTGAAAGATCTTGATGCGCCGATTCATCTTTCCGATTTCAGGTCGATTCATTTCCAAGTCCTAAAAGGATCAAGCAAAGCGTGAAGCCCTGGCAAAGGTGTTACGGCACATTCGACCGTTGCTTCACGATGCTCGTAGTAATGACCGACTTGAATCAGAATCCAATGCCTGATTGCGGCAGGAACGTCGGAAGGTTCAGCGCCATAACCGACAGTCCCTTCTCGCGTTATCAGGCCGCGCTGTAGCTCGTGCTCAGCCATCTGGGTAGCGGAGAGACACAAAGCCTCAATCAGCGCATCGTCAGCGGAGTGATCAACGCGGAGATGAAGCTTTGCGTCCTCGAGCGTCACAGCTGACTTCGCCGTAGACGTGTCAATCATGACGCCTCCTTACTTAGGCCGTAGGGAGCGTGAGAGAGCCGCCGACGAGAGCCTTGGTACGTTCGACACCGAAGCCGAGGCGGCGTTCAGCACGGATCGTGACCAAGTTCTTCTGGACATTGTCGGAATCCTGCTCGAAGAGTTCGACGGTCATGCCCTGACGGTTCCAAAGCGTAGCGGCCTGCGTAAAGTCGCCGACGAGGAACTTGCCAGCGGTAATGGCTGGCGTCGTCCAGACCGGAAGGCCCCAGAGATACTTCGGAGCGACAGAAGCCGGATGACCGAGGTAGTAGTCACCAGAGGCATTCTTTTCCATCTGCATGTTCGTCCAGTCAGCCGGATTCAGAAGAATCACGTTCGGACGGAAGAAAGCCTGTTCGACCTTGGACTTGGCCATGAGGATGAGGTCGAAGCTCGTCGGATTCTTCGGGAGCTGAGCAAGCTTCGTAATGCCGTGATCCGTGAAGTTGCCGGAGGTAAGAATGCCGCTGAGGTTCTGGCCCGTGCCGTTGCCGGTGACGAGCTGATCTTCGACGACAAGATCGACGCCGTACACAAGACGCTGATTGATGTAGGCGACAAGAGCCGGAGCATCGGCCATCAGCTGCTTGGACACGCGAGCAAGGTGAGCGATCGTCTTGATCGTGCCCGTCTTGGTCTCGACGGCGGTAGAACCAAACGGCTTCTGAGCGCCTTCAGCAACGAATGCCGCGCCGTTGACGTTCTCGGCTTCCTTTTCCTGGACGTATTCAAAAGCGTTCGTGGTAATCGGGAGCGTCGGGAAGAGACCTTCAATCGTGAGCGGACGGAAAGCACCAGCGAGGATGCCCGGACGACGGTACGCCTGAACGATGCCACCTGTCGGCGTCGTGATCGGATTGACCGCTTCCTTCTTGTCAAACGTTTCAACGAGTTCGACACGAGCCTTCTGGGCAGAGCCGTCGCGGAAGGCCTTGAAGCCGTCGGCATCGACGACGTTGTCGCCAGCCGTCTTAACTTCGGCTTCCTGCTTGGCAGCCACACCCTTCTGCTGAAGTTCCATCAGCTGACGAGAAAGCTTCGTCTGCTCTTCACCGAGGCGCTTCAGCTCAGCAGCGTTCGACTTGCTGGTCTCGTCCATCTTGCCTTCGACACGGTCGAGGGCTTCCATCACTTGCTTGATTTCATCAGCCATAGTTTCACCTTTCATTTAGGAGAGAGAAAGCTCAAGCTTCTTGACTCGCTCGAGCAGTTGAGTTGCCATCTTTTCCTCTTCCTCAGACTCCCTCTGAGAAGCGAAAAGCTTCTTGGCTTTTGCGACGATGGACGTCGCGGTCGACTTAGAGAACCCGCCTGCCTCCCGCAGGAAGTTTTCAAAGTCACGAATGGTTTGAAGTTCGTCGATCTCTTCGGAGCGGATTTCGGAGACGCGAGCGTCGCCGTCCGCCGGGAAGTTCACGATGGAGATCTCATAGAGCTTGGAGACCGACTTGATGATGCGACCGCCGTCCTTCTTGCGCTCGTAGTCGCCTTCGGAAAGACGGAAGCCGATCGATAGCCCGTCAACAGTCCCGTGCTTCATGGCGGCCAGAATGGCGTCAGACTGAGGATTGCCTGGCGTCAGTTCCCCTTCAACCAACAGCCCCTTCTCGTCCTCAACCGCAGAGAGCCACTTACCTACCGGAAGCCCCCAGTCATGAGCGAAAAACATCTTCGGCATGCCGTTGTCGGCCAAGGTCTTCAGATATGCTCCCGGCAAAATCGTGTCGCCGTAACTGTCATTCCCGTTAAACGTCGAGGCATACCCCCTGAACTTACGGGTGTTGCCTTCGAATCTAAGCTCCACGCTTTCAAGTGGAAGACTTTTGAAAATCGTCATCATTGCCTCACTGGTGTTCCGTCTTTTGGAGAAGATCCGACGCGAGTCGCCTCTCCCAACTTGTCAAGCGGGACCAGGTTCGATTGTGCTGTGAGCGCGTCACCTCCCTCCACGGGTGGTAGGTTCTCGAGACGGCGGATCTCGTTGCGGCTCATCGCACCGTTCTGTGCCATGGTTGAGTAGAACTGCGCTCGCTCCTGCGGCGTCGTGCGCAGGAAGCCGTCGAGTTTGAACTCGATCGTCATATCAACATCGGTGATGGGAATCAGGCGTCGGCTCAGCGCCTGCTCGAGCTGTTTGCAGAGCGGTCCGATCGTGAACTTGTGGAAACCCTCAACGATCTGGGCGATGCCGCTGCCCCAAGTGGTCTGCGCATTCGAGCCGACCAAGACGCCCGGCACCCCGAACCATCGGCAGATCTCTTCGACGCTGAACTGGCGAGTCTGCAAAAGCTGAGCGTCGGCCGGCGTGAGCGAGAGCTGCGTGTACTTGAGGCCGCGGTCGACCACGTACAGACCGCCGCCCTTTGCCGTCATTCCCTTGAAGCGTTCGCATACCGCCTTCAGTTGCTTATCATCAAGCGTCGAATCAGTGTAGAGAACGCCGGACGGTTTCGATCCGGATCCGTAAAGACGCGTCGCGTTGTCCTGAGCAGAGATCGCCTCATCCGTCGTGGCCCGCATGTACTCGAGCTTCGAGAGTCCGATGAACCCATTGCCAAGGCCTTTCCAATGAATCATGTTCTCGGGGGCGATTACGGCGATTGACCCGTCCTGATAGTACGTGTAGACCTCACCGCCTTCGACGATAGACACCTCCATCTGATCCGGTGAGAGGGGGATCAGAGCTACCGGCTCTCCCTCGCCGTCTCGAATGATCTGGGCGTAGGCATTGCCTCGTAGCATGCGGTTGACGACCATCGCAGAGATGAACTCGTTTTGCGTCATCCAGGCATTTGGACGGTCATGAAGCAGCATCCACAGACGGCTTTGCTTGTCTGGATGGCGGCCGCCGTCAGCCGTATCGCGGTAGACGTAGAGTGGCAGCGTGCTGATGGTCTGAGCAAGAAGCTCGACGCATGCGAAGACTGCAGAGATCTGCAGGGCCGCGTCCGGCGTGACCGTCTTCGTCTGCTCGATGATGGGCGAGACCGGCATAGGGATCTGCTGCCCGGACGCAGTGCCGAGAGGACCGCCCCATCCGGCCACCCAATTGATCAAACGTTTTACGAACATTCCTACCACTCAATAAATACGGACTCCGAAGACTCCTCAATGTCGTCGAACGGATTGGCTTCATCCGCCGTGCTGGAGATCCCCAGAGCCATGATCAAGGCGACTACGCCGTCGATCTTGTTCTCGTACCTTTCCTTCCTTGGAAAGATGTTGTCCTTCGCATCGAGCTTGGCCACGACGTTTCCCATCATCCATCGGAGAACGGGATTCCCGTCATGGTTCACGCGCTTGTCCTGGACCAGCGCCTCGAGCGACTTCATCGGATCCGAAAAGTTCTGGACCGTGTTCCGATACTCGACCATAGGAGCACCGTCGTTCCCGAGGTTAGTAGCGAGCTGCAGCGCGTTCCACGGGTCATAGGCGATGCCCTTCACATCAAAGCGTGACAAGTCGTCACGGATATCCTCTTCGATGCGGGCGAGGTCCGTCATCGCACCGCCGGATTGCGTGATCCAGCCTTCCTCGACCCAACCTCGATACTGAGAGTTGGTCGACTTCTCGACGGCGGCCTCAGGCAAATAAAAGTCGGCGAAGACAACGAAGGACTTGCCGACCGGAAAGAGAAGCACCTTGGCCGTGACGTCGTTCTTTGCTCCGACGTCCAAGCCGATGTAGCAGGGCTGACCTTCGAAGTCGCTTCGATCGACATTGATCTCGCCCGCTTCCCAGGCCTGCATGTCCATCCAGGCCGACGAAGCGGAGCACCAGATATTCAGGTGCTTGGTCTTGAAGTTGTTGACAGCGCTCGGAAGCGCGATCGCCTTCTTCATCAGGGAGGTGATGATTTCAGGACGTACGGAAATGCCCCAGTTCGGGTTCGCCTTCTCCAAAGCTTCGACAGTCGTCCAATCGTCGCCTTCATCCAGACCGTAGATGATCCCGAACTGCGTCTCGTCCACGACGCTCTTCTCGAGCACCTTCGTGACCATCGTTCGAACTTCGTAGCAGATGCCCGACGTATCGAACCCCGCCGTCGTAATGACGAACATCAGCGAGTTCTTGCGCTTGCCGGTCGACGTTTCGACCACGTCGTAGACGGCTCGCGTCTTGTGGGCGTGCAGCTCATCGATGATGGCCAAGTGAGTATTCAAGCCGTCAAGGGTCGAGCCTTCTGCGGACTTCGCCTGAAAGGTCGAATTGCTGGTCGGCACGTAGAGCGCGTTCGCCAGCACCTGAAGCCCGAACTTGTTCCGTAGCGGCGCATTCCGCTCAGCCATCACCTTCGCGTCACCGAAGACGATCTTCGCTTGGTCTCGCGTGGTGGCGAAGCTGTAGACCTCGGCACCGCCCTCTCGATCAGCCAATAGGCAATAGAGGCCAATCCCAGAGCACAAAGTAGACTTGCCGTTTCCGCGACTCACTTCAACATAGGCTCGTCGATACCGGCGGCCGCCGTCAGCTCGACGCAACCAGCCGAACACCGTCGTCAGAATGAAAACCTGCCAAGGCTCAAGATGGATGCGAGTGCCGGCAAGCTCGCCCTTCGTGTGGGTGAGAAGCTCGATGAACTTACAGACTCGATTGGCCTCGTTTTCGTCGAAGACATATGGGGATCTGCTGCCTGCATAGGTCTTCAAGTCAGCCAGCTGCCGATCAGCGGCCAGCTTTACCCACTTGCAGGCAGGAATCTTCCCGCCAAGAACGTCGGCGGCGTACTGCCTGGCGATCCCGCAATAGTCTCTAGAAGCCATCGTATTCGTCCTGCTCCTCTTCCTTTGTATCAACCTTCACACGCGCGCGCGAGACAGGCGTGAATCCGAGCTCTTTTTCACAGGCTGCGAGCACCTGCTGAATTTTCACGAGTGCATTGAAGAGCGGATTCAGCTGCACACCCGTCTCATTCGTCAGAACCATGTCTTCGTGATCCAGCTGTTTCGCGATCTTGCGATACGTCGCGTAGTTTCTCGCCCAGCGCTCAAGCACCGTCGCGTCAAGCGCAGTCAGCACACCTCTTGGGGCGCAAGTGATTGCGAGTTGCCACGCTTCACGCGCATCTTTCGTCAGGCCGACAGGCGGCGTAGTAGTCAAAGTCGCGTCTGTGACTGCGATTTGCCGAGCGCGTCGACACGGCTGAAGCGTGCCTGTCGCGGCTTTCTCAGCATCAGACTTTGAAGGGCGAGGCATCAAAAACTCCACGAAATGCACGCGTAAAAATTGAGCTGGGGGCGCGGTCTAGAGCAAAAGGGCGGATCACTTCTGCCCCGCCCCTACCCTGAAATTAAAAAGAGCCCTGCTTTTACGCAGGACTCTTTCGAATTTCAGTCTTCAGGACTGCTCTGAATTATCTTTGAGCGTAGCGCCCTTTACCTCAGGCTTTTTATCACCGTCAGGGAGCCTCCACTTTGCAGAGAACAGCCGCTCCATCATCTCAAGCAACGGATGCCCTTCATCTTTGGTTTCAACAAAACGTAATGGCGGTTCATCAAATCGAGTAAGCGCGGATCCCAGAACCTTTTCTGCGAAACCAGAGTCATCAAACTTGTTAGCTTCTCGACGGTAGCCTTCGTAAGATGTTGATACCGCCGCCTTAAACTCGTAGTCTTCAACCAGTCTAAACAAATGCGCCACTCTTTTGGCTGCAATCCAAGCCAACCACATTGGAGCGGCAACAATGAACAGAGACATAAGCATATTAAGACCAATTAAATTCGGTTCAACACCAACCTCTTTAAACATACTCAGGATTTCTGAAGCTCGACACAGACCAAGCTTGACAACAGCTACCAACGAAGCTACCAAAATTCCTAACCAAAAATAACTTTGCTTCGCCAAAGCTTCTGCTCTAGGGAAGCTCTTCAAAACCCCCATCTCTGAACGATGGGGGAAGCAGATTTGTTT